CACGGTCTCCTTACAGAAACTAAAAAAGGTTGGATAATCACCAATCGTGGTATTGACCACCTTGCAAGTATTGCTAAAGATTACTTAGGGGAGTTTAAATGAATCACATGCCCGATTTGCCAGTTAGCAAACAATTGCTGGAACAACGTAGGGTTATCAAGTTTTGGATTGAACGCTGTAAAGATTTAGAAGAAGAAAACGAAAAGTTAAAAGAAAAAGTAAGGTCATTTTATGGTCACTAAATCATGTATCACTTGCGAGTTTGCAATGCCTATCAAAGGCTCTGACTGGGTAGAGTGCCGTAGGTACCCACCTGTGGGCTCTAGCACCACCAGTTCTGGTTTTCCCACATCCCCAATAAAGGGTTGGTGTGGCGAGTTTAAAAAGCACCATGTGTCTGTACAAGTTACGGAGCGTGTGTGACTTACGACCTTGTAGATGAACTTCTTGACCGTTTTGGGTACAGTGACCTTTTTGCCAATGTGGTTGTTCATAACGCCGCTGAGGAGATTGTCAAGTTACGCAACAGGGTACGAGACCTTGAAGCAGAAGTTTCACGATTAGAAAGGTTGTCTTATGGCTGATTTTTTTACGCTCGTAATTATGGTTACGGCAGTTTTTGTCTGCGGTGTATTTACTGGACAAATGTTTAAAGACGAGTAATGGCAAATAAGTCTAAAGCCAAAGGCACATCGTTTGAAGTTTCTGTAAGGGACTACCTAATTAACAAGGGGTTTATCAATGCTCACCGTCCTGCACTATCTGGTGGCAATGACACTGGGGATATCAATGGGATTGCTCGCAAGAGCCCTCTTAGGAGGGTGGCAGTTCAATGCAAGAACCAAAAAGCATTTCAACTGAGCCAGTGGCTTAACGACACTGTAGCGCAGGCTGAACGCCTTGATGGTGCAGTTCCTGTGTTGGTTGTTAAGCGCCCTGGTAAAGGGGAAAAAGCATTGGGTGATTCATATGTTGTGATGCGTCTAGAAGACCTTACAGGGCTCTTGGATGAGGCTGGTTATCAGTAAAATAAAGGTATAACTATTCTACTAGGAGTCTTTTATGTCACAAGAACTGAACACCACCATTGACGATATTCTGAAGGTATCGGGTTCTAGCAACCCGCAATCCGTAGGTTCCATCATGGCTCGTGCTATTAATGCTGGGCAAATGCCTAAAATGCGTGCTATTGGCGCATCAGCGGTAAACCAAGCAGCCAAAGCCTGCGCTATCGCCCGTGGATTTGTTGCCCCACGTGGAATTGATTTATCTTTTGTTATTGGGTTTGATGACATTCCTGGTAATGACGGAGAAACAATTTCTGCAATTTCTTTTAAACCAATCATTAAGTAAGGATTAAGTATGACTACACATAACGGAAAACGTGTTACCCAACGAGGTGGCATGGATGGCGAATACGGTAAAGTATACGCAAATGGAAAAGCACAACCTAGATGGGTTATGGAAAAAATGACTGACGATTATGCAGATGAGCAAACAGGGCAACATGCCTGGGGCGTAACTGATACACATACTAAAGGTTATGGTCATGACACTTTTGACACACACGAAAAAGCAGTTCGTTATGCTGAAGAAATGAACAACAGACAAGCCTAAATAATGCCTTCTCGTAAACGTAACCGTCAACCCGCTAGTGGCAAATACCAAAAGTTTCTGTCACGCCCACCTCGTCCCGTTTCCACAGTTGGTGGTGGACAAGGTGGTCTTTTAGGCGGAACATCCTCTGGAGGACTTCAATAATGGGAATGAACTATACATACCGCAAATACGACCCTAGTACTTATGTTGCAGGTGGAAGACTGAGCCATCAGTTTGCAGAACACGCCCCTGGACTTACTCCTGAAGAAGAAGCATGGATTGCTGAATCAGTAGAAAAAAACCCAGGTCGTTTTGGAACTCCCAAAGCCAAACCATCTTCACTTACTCCTGAAGAAGAAGCATGGATTGCTGAAAAAAATAACGTTGGTCCAGACAAGATTTCTAGACTGGCAGACAAAGTTATTAACGAACGCCCTGATGAAGATGAGCCCGATGACTTTATTGGTCAAATAACTAAATAATGGCTGCTAATACCTTTACTCAGTGGGGGAGTGCTAACGAACCCCCTGGAATGGGTACTGCTGCCAGCATGGGTCCAGCCCCAGTTTGGCGCAACACTAAAGACCAGTTGTTATCAGGGTACCGCACAGGCGTAGAAGAACAGTATCCAGACGGATACCTTGGCACCATGTCATCAAACCGCCGTCAAGACAAGATTCTTGGCACATTAAGTCGTATGAACGCTCGGCAGTACAGTCGTGGTGTCCATAAAGGCGAGCGCATTAATCCTGGTGACTATGTTTGGCCCGAAGAGTTTAACCTTTGGACAGGAATTCAATTAGAATCTCAAGGTAAGAAGTTTGCTCCTCCTGGAGCCGAGCCTGTTCGTCTTACCAATGATGGAAAAGTAGGTCCTCGTGGCATACCTTCTCGTCAAGGGGAAGAACAGGTTGAAGAAATTAGTTCTGAACGGCGTGCCCTTCTTAAATCATTAGCACCGCCGTGGAAATAAGGTAAAATAGAGTTATGCCAAGAGGTAAAGATTCCAGAGACCATCCAGGTCGCCGCCCAGTTGACCCACGTATTACGTATAGTCAAGACACTGACGAAGCACCAGCGCATGGTATTCCACGCCCCAATTCAGATTTTGTAGACAATTCTGCAACTGAAGACTCTTCTGATATTTACACTGAAGGTGAAAAAGATACTCCTGAAGATGCAAAGGAACGTGAAGACCTTAAAAAAGAACGAGGTCTTTGGTAATGTCACGCAGAGATTCTTTTGATGATGGACATGGAATGGACCATCACAAACTACATAACATGTTGCGAGTAGCAGGTGGTGCTGCTATTGGTGCTGCTGGATATGGTCCAATAGGTGCTATTGTAGGTGGCGTAGCAGCGCATGCTACTAATCAGTATTTTGACAAACGTGAAGAAGAAAACGAGGATTAATAATGCCTCGTGGAGAAGATACTCGTGACCACCCAAAGCGCCAAGTAGGTCGTCCAAAACCGACCCCGCAGTTTGAATTAAATGATAGCCCACAGCAAGTAGCCCGTGACTGGTCACAAGGCAATGATACTGCTTTAGGACGTTTTGCAGCAAAAGGTGAAATCAGTGAAGGTACCTTTGCGGAAATTAACAAAACTTTAGATTATGGTGCTCCACATCCTCGTGAAAAAGAACGCCTTACAAACTTGCGTAAGCACTTAGAAGCGCAAAAAGACAACGGGGACCAATAATGGCACGGGGTCGTGACGAGAGCAAGAACCCTAAGCGCAATCCAGTAGTTGTACGAGATTTGCGTGAGCCTAACGTTTTGTGGGCTAACTTTGCTAACCCTTCTGAACCCCACGATTCAGTTAAAGAATATATAATGGAACAAGGAAGAGCGCAATCACGGTTAGCACACCCTTCCAGCGTTCCTAAAACACCTAAGGATACAGAATGACCAGAGGAATTGACGAGCGGAACAACCCCGCAAGAATTGCACACATGATGGCAGAAGAACCGCAAGTTCTTGCTGCTGCTTTGGGTGCTTACAATGCCATGAATGCAAATAACATTCCAAACTCTCATGACCCAGGTAGCATTGCAGAAATGAACCATGACATGCGGGCAATGAGCCGTATGCAGGGTACACGCCGTGACATGATTGCGTCTATTGGACAGTCACCACAGGTTGTTGTTGACGGGCAGTAATGCAAGTTCCGTACAAGCCCAATCAGTCTCACACAGAGATGCTGGTAGACCAGGCTTTACAATCTTATTTGCTACCTCCAGAACAAATCAGGGCAATCCGCCCGCTTGTTCCTCAGCAATTGTTTCCACAAACTCGTGGGTTTAACCGTCAAGAAATGACTTTAATGGACGTACTTGATACTCCAAGAACTATGCCAAATTACAGCCGTTGGGTTTCTGGTGCTCCAGTTATGTTCCGTGATGGTTTTATGGAAGGCAACTTTGAAGGTTCTAGTCGCTACTCAATGCAAGGGTTGTGGGCATAATGCCTGATTCGCAAAATTTTAATACACAAAAAGATATTAACCGCTATTTGCAACAGCAAGGTCGTGCTCCACAAAGCCACCTTGACTGGGAAACTTGGCGTAAAATTGGACAACCTGGCACATACCAATCTCCTCCAGGGTCAAACCAAAGGTTTCAAGGTGTTAGCAGTGGTGCTGGTGGACCAAGTTACAATGGCGCAGGCTCAAACTACGACATGTTTAAAAACACAGGGGACGCTATTGCAAAGGCTTTAGAGGGTCCTACCTCTTATGTGCAGAATAAGTTTGCTAAAATGGGTAAAGACAAACCAGGCTCAACCGCCTCTTCAAGAAATGGTTCTAACATGGCAGATGACGATGGTTCAATGGGACCCCCAATTGCAGGTGGCGGACGAAGCCAAAATGCATCTATTACTTCCCCCGCCAGTAGTCGTGGCATGCGCCGTGGTCGCCGTGGGGACTTTAGTGGCGCACTAGCATCACATGGCATTACCATGGTTCAAGGTAATGATAACTACGGAACTGTCTACGGTAATATGGGAGGCGCTAATGTTGGAAACGGCGATTACGATAACTCCTTTCAATCCAAAAATAGCGGAGGACGACAGACAGCCTTCAGCGGAAACAACAGTACATTCGGTGGTGGTAGTCCAACTCCTCCAGTGGGTCCCACAACGCCGACTCCACCGCCGCCACCGCCGACTACTCCAGGCGGTCCGTATCCACCTCCACCAACGCCAAACGGTCCACCTAAACCTCCATACGTAAGCCCTCCTCGTCAACCTATTCCATTTACTGGGATAAAGAAAACAACTACACCAAATGGTCCTCCACAAGTTGGTGCTCCTCCAGTTGGACCACAAACGCCTGTTCCAGGTCCAGTCGGACCGCAGACACCAGTACAAGGTCCACAACAACCAGGTAGACCTGCAATTGGTGCAGGTCCACAACCTAGCGGTGCTATTGAGTCAGGTCCACAACCTGCGGGGCAACTTGACGAAAGTAAGCGTACTAAAGTGCCAGATGGTCTTTACGCTCATGCTAATGACGAAAAGGGTGGTCCTGAGGCTGCCACAGCCCGTCAAAAATTAAATGAAAAAGGTGTTCACGGACCTTGGCTTTCCCAAACAGCAGGTCCACAAGCGCCAGCAGCAGGACCAATGTCACAACCTGTTGAAGGACCTGTTAACCCTGCTTCTAAAATTAATGAACAAGGTGGCGTTGGTGCTAAAAAATATGGTCCAGCAAAACCAAAACCAAAAATTGGTGACCCAGACTACAAACCAGCCATGGGTAAAAATCCTTTAAACGACAAAACACCAATGAAACCTTTAACTACTTTAATTCCACAAACAGTTGAAGGTCCAAAAAATCCCGCTGCTAAAAAAGCAGCCGCAAAGACTAAAGAAAAGAAGTAAATTATGGCAGTTAATGAATCCCGCTCATGCAATCGTGACCTCACTCTAGGTGCAGGCGATGGCAAGTTTAAATCACTTACACCAGACCGTGGTGGCAATGTTGACCCAACAGCAGCCGCTATTCGCAAAAACATGCTTCAAATTCAATATAATATTCAAGAAGCACCAAACTTCCCAAATTTTGAATCGCACCTTCAGTAACAGTAGACAACACCACTAGGTATCATGTAAGATACCTTACAGAAACTACTAGGAGCACAAAATGGCTGATAAAGACTTTGACCGTCTACTTGTATGCAAAACCCATGGGGTTATGTGGAAGATGCGTCCGTATGATGGACCACCTGAATACGACCAAGAGTTGCGTGAACTATGTGACCGTCACAACGCACAGGTACCCGACCCTGAGAATTGTAGAGCATTAATCTACCGCACAGACTCAGAAACTGCTGCCAAATTAGACGTAGAGACAGCACTAAAAAATGAGTTAAAAGAACAGGATGTTTACATCCGTGATTTCAGAGATGAGTTGAAGGTTGATGCGCTCAAATGTTTTAGTCGTCACAACCGACCAAGTCAGGGTTGCATTGATTGGTGCAGTGACGATAAGACTATTGGACGTAAAAGTGGTGTTCCTAAAGACAAGCGACAGTATGTCTGTATGTACTGCCCTGCCGCCGAATACTATACGCATCGCCAACGCACTGAAATGGGTCTTTACGGCAAGTGATTCTCATTAATTTTGATGCCATTGCTTCTCCTGGCGCTGAAATAGGTGCTCGCATTCCACGAAAAGAAATGCGCCGCTTATGGGGAGCCCTAAATGCTGGGTATAACAATAAGTTAGCCATCATGGCTACAGGCATTACAAATACTCCTATTCTTCTTGAATGGCTAAAGCGTGAGGGTTACAAAGCCACCACTGTAGATATTGTTGAAGAAGACACTGTGAATGTAAAGATTGACCGTGTGGCTTCCTTTAACGCTGTTTACGGGAAGATTAGTTGGTACATAGATATTGACCCAATTGCTGTTGCGAAGGTTGCGCATATGGGTATACCCACGCTACTATTGACAGTACCCGACACCATCCGACTTGAATGGAACGAAGAAAAAGTTCTAAAGAGTTGGGATGTACTTGTTGAGGAAATTGAAAGCCAAGCGTTAGCAAAGGCAGAAAGGACATGGCGTGAGTCAGATTAATGAATATGGGGGCGTTGGCTCGGAACCATACGGTCCTCCAAAACCACTTGTAATGAACTTTGATGAGTGGATGGCTTACGGTTTGGAACACAGTTTTTGTGGACCCCCTGTGTGTATTACCCATGATGGTGAACCTATGACAGATGCAGAATACGCAGAATTTGACGAGGGTCACGACCCTTGTATTCACATGATTCGCCCTTATCACGATGTTGCAGAACGCCTTATGGTTGAGTCTTCACACTCTGCATCAATTTGGCGCAGGCCAGGTTGGGAGTGAAAGTCTTTTTCGGAGGGTCGGAAAAAGGTTCATATCGGCGTATGTTGCTTGACAACAACGTTAAGCACTTTGCTTTAAATCTCACACATTTACCAATTCCTAAAAAGAAGGAATTTGTATTGTCAGACATTTTTCAAGGCAACGAAGTGCTCATTTACACTTCTGAAAACGATGAAGATTTAAACCGTTTTGATGATTTTGTACGCAATTACGCAGATGAGATTTCTATTGTTATTGGTCGCCCTGACTACGATGGCGCATGGTTAGGGGACAAGTATGTCCCCATATGGAATGACGAAACTGACCTAGAACGGCTTGCGTGGCTTTGTCAAAAGTATGGTCGTGTAGCCATCTCAGACAAGGCTGTAAACCCTCGCAACATGGTCAGGATTCGCCAACTGGCAGCCCGTTGGGGAACTAAACTTATTGGAATTACCTCCAAGCCTGACCTGATTGAGCACCTCCCTTGGGACGCTGTAGTTGTCAATTCTTGGACATCTGTCATCCGTTATGGGGAAACTCAAATTTGGGATGGTCATGGTTTGCGCCGTTACCCAGCCCAGCAAAAGGAGTCCGCTCGTAAGAAGCACCGAGCAGATATTGTCCGACTTGATGTAGATATAGTTTCTGTAATGGAGGATGATGTTGCTACTGTTGGGACGCTTGCTATCCGTTCTTGGCAACAATGGGAAACACACACTTTTGGGGGCTATGACCCTTCTGTGGCGGATGACGAAGACGAGTTTGGACCCCCTTCTGACCCCCCAATCATTACTATTGGGGGTGTTACCCCTGTTTCTAAAAATGTGGCTTTGGGGGGGTCAAACATTACTACAGACCCCCTAAATGAGCGGCACGAAAGAGGGCGGTCATTACTACCCATAATGGGCATTGAATCTGTAGTGTCTTTAGGTCACAGAACCGTTGGAAATGATGGAGAAGAACTAGAAATTGAACCTGAGAAAGTAAACCTTCTCAAATATAATGCTGACCCACTAAGGGAGTGCAATCATTGCTATTTGGCTCCCCGATGTCCTCAATTTCACGAAAATGCGACATGTGCGTTTTCTCTTCCTTTGGAGATTAAGTCCAAAGACCAACTTCAGGCTGCTATGAAGGCTCTTTTAGAGATGCAAGTAGGTCGTGTGATGTTTGCTCGCTTTGCGGAAGAACTAGAAGGACAGGGTCTTGACTCTAGTCTTTCTACAGAAATTGACCGAGTATTTAACCTTGTAGAGAAAATGGCTCGTATCAGTGACAACCGAGAAATGCTCCGTATTGAGGTTGAGACTCGTGGGTCTAGCGGAGTGCTTTCCCGACTGTTTGGACAGAAGGTTGGAGAAACCAGCAAGATGCTCCCTAACGGTGGTTTAAACGAAGAAGCCACCGATGCCCTGTACGCAGACGTTATTGATTTTTCTGAAGACGGTTCTTGACATACTCGTTAGTACCCACTAAAATCAACTGAGTTTGGAGCATAAAATGATAATAATTAGTTTATTAATGATTAATACTTATCTTCTTTGGAAGATTTTTAACACCCTTAGATATATGTCTTTGACTCCTACAAATGATGACCTTTGGGACATCTTTGCTGAATACATAGAATCACAAGACTCAGAAGAGGATTATTAAATGAAAATACTAGTAACTGGAGGATGTGGCTTTGCTGGTCACCATCTCATTGAACACCTCCTTACCAATACCGATAGTGAAATTTTGGTACTTGACTCTTTGACTTACGCAGGCAAAGTTGACAGGGTATTGGATATCCATAATTACGACTCAAACCGAGTAAAAATTATGTGGCATGACCTTAGGGCGACTTTACAACCCGTTGCTGAAAAACTAAAGGATATTACACATGTCCTACATCTTGCGTCTGAATCCCATGTTGACCGCAGTATTACTGACCCAGCACCCTTTATCCACAACAACGTTATTGGGTCGCTCAACATGTACGAGTGGGCACGAACCCATGACAACCTAGAGCACTTCGTACAGATTTCAACAGATGAGGTTTATGGAGCCGCACCAGCAGGACACGCTCACCAAGAGTGGCTTGACCCTATGCTTCCATCTAACCCCTATGCAGCAAGCAAAGTTGGACAAGAAGCGATTGGTATCTCGTACTGGCGTACCTACGGTCTTCCTTTAACCATCACAAATACAATGAACCTGTTTGGAGAACGCCAACATCCTGAGAAGTTCCTTCCAAAAACTATTCGTTCTATTGCTAACGGAAACCCTGTAGAACTTCATGGTATTTACCATGGCATCAAAGATGGCTTTCCTGACTGGCAAGCATCTGAACGCCATTGGCTTCATGCCCGTAACCATGCCGATGCACTTTTGTGGGTTCTTACACAAGCACCAGCAATACGTTACAAAAACTCTGTAGAAACTCAGAAACCAAACCGCTGGAATGTGGCTGGGGAAGAGAAGTCTGTACTTGAAATGACTGAGATTATTTCGGACATTCTTAACACTGCCTGTGAAATTGATTGGGTGGATTACCATTCAACACGCCCAGGTCATGACCATCGTTACGCTTTGGATTCTTCCAAGATTCATAACGCAGGGTGGAAACCACCTTTTAATCTTGAAACTGCTCTAGAAAAAACTGTGGCGTGGGTAACCCGTGATGAGAATAAGAGGTGGCTAAGTGATTACTGATGTTGGAATTGACATGGATGGAGTCATATATGACTTTGCCAAAGTTTTTCATGAATACGCCCAAAATAGGATGAACAAAGAATTGTCCAAACCTACAAAATGGGATTTCTACAAAGAATGGGGTATGTCAGACGAGCAGTTTGATGAATGGCTCATAGAAGGTGTTCAAGAACTCCGACTGTTTAATTGTGATGCTCCCATGGAAAACACTGTTGAAGGTTGGAACCTTCTGAAGCAAAACGATATAAAAATCCATTTGTTGACTCACAGAGGTGCTGTTTCTTATCAACAAACTGTTCAATGGCTAGAACGCTTTGGTCTCCGTCCTGACAGTTTACATTTTGGTGCAAACAAAGGTATTTTGAAAGCCTTTGCAACAGACCAGTGTGCGTCTATAGATGACTACCCGTTGTACTACACCCAATACGACCGTGCAGGTGTTATTTCATTTCTTCGTACACAACCATGGAACGAACAAATGTACGCACGCAGAGTAAAAGACCTCTTAGATTTTGCTAACAAAGTTATAACAATCAATGAAGCCCAAAAAGTACTTATTGAGTTACCTGTAGCACCAAAACCAAAATCACATATTATTTGGGAACCCAACAAAAACCCAACAAGCACATACACACAAGTTTACAAAGATACAAACCCCCACGAAAACAACTTTAAGAAAATGAGATGGACTAATGACGACCTCTGACAATCACCGTACAGACATACTTAAAGAATCAATTAATCTCATCAACGGCGAACGAAATAGCACCTATGGTGACCCTTTAGACGATTTTGCTACAACTGCTGCGATGTGGGATGTTTATCTTGCACGCACTATTGAAGCACGTGGAACATTAGATATAAAGCCACATGATGTAGCAATCATGATGAACTTGTTAAAGATTGCACGAATTTCGTGGTCTCCTGAAAAGCGAGACCATTGGGCTGACCTTGGTGGCTACACAGGCTGTGGATGGGACTGTGTAGTCAGGCAAGATGAGTAGTGGACACACCACAATGGATTTCTAAAAGTCTTTGTAAAAACCGACATATTGATATTTGGTATCCTCCATTAGATACCGACAACCCTGACAAATACTATGGAGTTGCACGAGAAGTGTGCCGTAGATGCCCTGTATGGAAAGAATGCTTAGACGCAGGCACTACAGAAACTTGGGGAATGTGGGGTGGATTGACCCCTCTAGAGAGAACAGTCATTACCAACAAGTCACCAAAACCAAGTGCCATAAGGTCACACGGTACTTGGGTACGATACCGACAAGGTTGCCGATGCACAGATTGCACCGATGTTGCCGCTGTTCAGCCCGAAACTTTGAATATTAACTCGGTGCCACTAATGAGTGAACAATTGGGTGATTTAGATATCTTGAGGTTCTTGCTTTTCAACCAGTAACCCTGTAACCTAGAGACAGACCCCATACCAAGGATTCACCTCAGAGTGCTTTAAGCACTCACTTGGTAGGGGTCTTTTTTATTGTACGGACATTGGAGAAAAATGGTTTATCGCCTTCTTACCGCATTGACACTTTCAGTTACCACCACATTTGGTGCTATTACGACAGGAGGTAATGCGTCAGAAGCGAGTACAACAATTGTTGTAACCACTATTCCTGCAAACTTTGTACAAGCCACAAGTGTTCCTACAATGCACCCTGAATTACGCTCACAACTTGCTACACGCAAAGCAGGCTCAGTGCGCTTTTGGGAAGCAGTGTCTTGGTGTGAAACCAACCATAATTGGAAAGACGGTGGTTATTTTTCTGGTGGACTTGGGATGGCTCAATCAGTTTGGGTAAACTTTGGTGGCAAACAATTTGCATCACGCCCACCAAAAGCGACTAAAGAAGAACAGATTGTAATTGCTAACCGTGTTGCTTTCTTTGGTTTTCAAACTAAAAATGTGTACCGCACACTTCAAGATAAGTTAGACAACAAACCATATTTCCGACCAGCAGTGGGATGGAAGAGCATGAAAAAATGGGGAGGTAACTGTGCTAACTGGAAGACACGGAAACCACTTAGGGACAAGTACACAGAAACACCTAAGTAACTGTTGACAGAAACCGACTAAATAAACTAGAATAGTTATTATGTACAGCAAGACATACAAATGTGACTCATGTGATATCCGCCTTACAGTTGGTGTACCCGTTACAGAAACTCCTACACACCCTTGCTCACGACACGCAAACAAAACGAGGAAACTAATTGAAGTTGAAACTGGGAATAGCCAGCGGGGACAGAGTCCCACCACAGAGGGCACCTGACAACAAAGGTCATTGGGGTGGCGCAGGATGGGTACGCTTAGGACAATACGAACACCTGCTAGAAACCGATACTTTTATTGGGACTCTTGTATGGAACAGAACGCACTTCTCTATACAAACCGATGGAGATTCTACGCTCCACGATGTTGACATCATTATCATGCAACGACTAATGCATGACACATTGCCTGAACATATGAAGTTGGCACAGAAAGCGGGTCAGATTATCATCAATGACCTTGATGATTGGTACTGGGGACTGGACACAACTAACCTTGCCTTTGCTGCAAGTCACCCAAAAACTAGCCCAAAAGAAAACACGAACCATTACAAAAAGGTACTTGCTACAAGCGACAGAATAACTGTATCAACACCGTACCTGAGGGACAGGTTGTTAAAAATGTTTAGTAACTGTCCACCCATAGATGTATTACTTAATACTGTTGATGTAAAACGATTTAATATCCACGAACACATTACAGAAACTAAACCAATTGTTGGATGGGTTGGTTCAACTAACCACAGAAGTGGAGACCTTGAAACTGTTGCTGGGACTATCCCACCATTACAGAAACTTGGTTTAATCTCTCTCCAACACAGTGGAGCGCACCCCAACGCACCTTCGCTTGCATCTAAGTGGGACATTACAGAAACTTCTGTAACTTCTATTCCCGCCACCGACCCTGAGGATTATCCAAACTTACTCACAATGGATATTGGTATTGCTCCACTACGAGACACACCATTCAACCACGCAAAGTCTGATATCAAGATTCTTGAATACTCTGCTTCAGGTATTCCATGGGTTGCTTCGGGACTTCCTGCTTACGAGACATTACAGAAACTTTGGGGAGTTGGCAGAATTGCCAAAAAGAACAAAGCAAAAGAATGGCAAAAGCACATCACAGCGTTGTGTGACCCACAAGTGCGTGCAGAAGAAGGGCAAGCCCTACGAGAAGCCTCTTGGTCAAGAGACATCCTCGTAGGTGCTGACACCTTCAACTCTTACTTAAACGCTCTCTGAAACATTACAGAAAGTCTTTGGAAGACCCCTACGCTCTTTAGGCATCAAGCCACCCCAAATACCATGCTTGATATTGTTGTCTACTGCAAAGCGCAAGCATTCCACTGACACTGGGCATTTCCTGCAAGTGTCCACTGCTTTGGCAATACTTAACGCCACCTTCCTTTCCATGCGTCCACTACCAAACTCAAAGAAATGTGTGTTGCCCATGCCAGCACATAGTGCGTGGTCACGCCACCGTCCATTGTCAGGTGATTTCAGCGTGTTGTATTCAATCTGTTCTGCTGTCATTTCTCTCCAAAAATAATTGTTGCATTTTGTTTGTGGTACCTGTACTCTATCGGCAGGGAAGAAAGGAACCCAACATGAAAGTAGAGAAACTCATTGAGAGTCTTCAGAAACACTGCAAAGGTACAGATGACATCTGTGTCCTTTGGTGGACTAAGCCTGAAGATTTCTCAGATGACAAAACATTGACAGATGAAAACTGGGCAGAAGTTTGTGCAGAGTTTGACGAATGGAACGATGCATCTTTTGCTCTTAACGAATGGATTGTTGACGCAATTCTTCAGCACTCAACAGAAGTAGAGGACAACCGTGGCTAAGTATGCAATTTATGTAACTGAAAATGTCAATCATATGTATGTGGTTGAAGCAGAGTCGGCAGAAGAAGCCGAAGCAATTTATTACACTTATGATGATAACCAACTCATCACAGAAGATTCAGATGGTTCTGTGGGCTGGGACAGCCCATGGGAAATTGCAGTAGTACAGGAGGACTAACCATGGCAACTTATAAAGTATATGTTCGTATTGATTTGGAATACGAAGTGGAATGTGACAACGAAGCCGATGCAGAAGCACAAGGCTGGTTGTGGGAAGACTACCGCCAGTACAGCGAAGTCTATTCCATTGAAGTAGACGACATTACAGAAACCGATGAAGAAGAGGAAGAATAATGATTACAAACACAATGATTGGTTGGTACACAAACGATGGAGAAGGTTTTGTTACTTCTCTCATCTGCACCAACTGCGCCAGCAAGTGGGGACGCACTGACATCAACGAAGATGACTACGCCACATACGATGCATACCCTGATGGTTACACCTGTGCTGAATGCGGTTTTGTACTTGCTTGCCACCCCGACATTTGTACCTGTGAAACCAAAACCGAAACGAGTTTTTATACAGTTACAGCCACTGGCACATACTTTGTGTCAGCAAAAGATTCTTTTGAAGCAAAGACCCTTGTTTACGAAGCGATGCTTGGAAACGACCCAAAACATTTGTTGGACATTGGCGAAGTTCATTTGGGCACCATGGTTGCTAAAGAGGGTACCCATTACACAATCTCCCACACAGAATACGAGCCGTTCTAATGTTGACACAGAAACCGATTGGATTTGAAGGGACTGTCTGTTGGAAGGACAGCCCTGATAGTCAAGGTTACTTTTACTTCTCGTTCAGCGAAGAACTGCTGAACCACGAAGGACAACCAGCCGAAGAAGACATCTATGGTGTTCGTGATGACAACATCTTCTTCTACTTGGGTGAGTATCAACAGGAAATGTTGCATAAAGCGATTGCCAAAAGTCATACATATTTTGACATTGGTGAAGAGTGGTACATTGACCTCACAGAACCACATGAGTTTATTTATGAGTTGACGGTCTCACCGTAAAACCATTACAGAAACTTTATGTTGCAATATCAACAGAGTGTCTGTACCATTCAAACTAACGCCAACAGGAGGCAACAACCAATGAATTATCAGCAAGTACAGGATTATGCACTGTTATGTTCTTTAGAACACCATCTCTGCAATGTAGAAGAAATGATGGACAAGGGTTTTATCCTTAGTGACATCCTCGCACTCGTAGAGGCTGGCTCTAACGAACCAGTGATTTGGGAACAGTACGAATACGCACCACGAGAAGATGTCGTAGAAATGATTGAAGACGCACGAGGTGTGCATCTGTATAACTTTATGCACCTCTTGACAGAAGTCAATGGAAAAGAATGGGCAACCAGTTTCAAGGAAGGAAACTAACCATGAAAGACTTACAAGAAAAATTACAAAGTAATTTGATTGCTTACCTTGATGGTATGCCCGATGAAGTATTAGACAAAGTTTGTCAAATTGTTATTGACACAATCAAGGAATGTGAGCAGTCATGAAAGAACACGACCAAGCACAAGAGTTCTACGAACACATTGCAAGGAATTACACAGAGATTCGCAGTAAGTGTCTGAAGGCTGTGTGGAAGATGCGCAAAGACCCCGAAGTGTGGGACAAAGCAAACAAAAGTTGGTTCCCTGAAGTTGACCAGTGGGATTCATTTGATGCACAAACCGACATCAATTACTATACAGACGGTAACCAAATGGATTACCCAAGTGACCAAAAGCCAACCATGTCTGTGACTGCATACCTTTACGATGGTGCCAACATCATTACAGAAACTTATGTAAAGATTGATTTGAGCAAGTAATGACAACATCACAACAAATTGCACGATTTATTACAAACCTTGACGATGACCAATTCATTGGTTTCAATGTCTTTGACAAACTCTGTGAGCAGTTCAACTGGCAAGGATTGGTGTTTGGTGATTTAGACATCGCCCATGTATTCCATGAAGTTGCAGGTCACACCATTACAGAAACTGAACTTGAAACAATTCGTGACAGCGTTGATTTGCATGACATTCTTATGTCGGCTTCACAGGTTGTGATTGAACATCTCACAACTGTAGTATCTCAATATCTTGACCAACAGGAGGACAAAGATGAGTAAGTGGATTTTAGATATCCAGTCAGGCACATTAGTAGACGCAGAGAACTGTGTAATCTTTGACGATTCAGTCATTACTGATTACACTAATGTGGATGAGGTGAATCCTTGGTATGACGAAGAAGGTTTCATTGACTGCGCAGAAAAGTATGGCAAACCAGTTCTTAATTACCGCAACCCTGAAGAGGTACACACTGTGTGGTGTGCGGATGATGTACAAGAATTGTGCATGAATCTGACAGATGCTGAGGCTCTTGAAGCATTACAGAAAGTTTCAAAGGTTCTGCATGAACTGTCTATCTCCTACGGCTGGGAGATTTTAGAAACGGCTCTCGCATCCGAAGGATACGAAATTACAATGGATAAGGAATCCGAATGAAAAAGAAAATGATTATTGTGGGTACTGATGATGGCATCATTCTTGATGTCAGCCGTTGTGCAATCTTTGATGAGAATGAGTTAAGTGAGGCAGACCAAACCATGCTGAACTTTGGTACAGAATCTGACGCACTCTCTGTGGCAAACCGCCACGGTATCAAATTGTCTGACATCTTGGAAGGCTGTGGCTACGGAGACTTAAACTATTACAACTCATTAGCGTTGAGCCCACTGGCACTGCGGTCAGAGTTTGCAGAGTTTCCTTTTATTTCCGATGAGGTTGAAGCCGATGCAGAAGCAAAAGCAATCCTTGAATGGGGTTCCAAACTCAGTGACACACAGTTGATGAATCTCGCCGCATACGCATTACAAGACGATGATTTGTGGAACCAGTGGCGTACAACAGTTATTTGGGCGTTGCAGGAGTTTTATGCAAAGTTTCAAGAAGCGAGCAAAGAATGAGGGTTGCAGACTGGTACAAGTGGACACGCTTTAAGAAGCGTGTAGGAGCAACTCTTTTATTGCTTGGCATTCTCATTTCATTTGGAATGGAGAATGGTTCAATCTCTTACGGAGTCTACGGATTAATCATTGCAGGAACAGGCGCAATCATTATTAGCACAGTGCCCAAAAACCAATGGTGACATTACACAAACTTTGTGTTGATTTCTCATTGCCTTTCCTGTAAGGTGATGAGTGTGTGGGGTTCCCCTGTCATCTCCTAAGGCTTCAGGGGAACCTTCCACACAAAACCGATTAATTTTCTGAGGAGGGAATTATGAATAAGACAGAACAAAAAACGGAAGTAGTTGACCCCTGTGTCTATTGCGGACGCTCAACAGCATTTGGTGCAGGAGATGGTTTATTCGTTAACCGTATCGGTGGCGACTTCACGAACGAAGAAGGCGAGACCATTGATGGCTGGGCGTGTCCTGAATGCGGTGGTTACGAATGCACTGAGTGCGACAAGACCATTTACATTGACGAAGAGATTCGTGTTGATTTCGTAGATGAACAGGGCAACCACCATTACGGAAACTATCACGAAGAGTGCTATAACGAAACCAAGCATGGCAAGCAATACGATTGGGAAGACGGGGAATAAACAATGTCTTACCCAATCATCTATCTTGAAGAATCCAATAAAGAAATTGAAGACTGTACAGTTCTTCACGCACTCAAGGATTTATTTGTTCGCATACAACTCCGTGATGGTCATTCATGGGGCTATGTAGAAGTCACCGATTACAGCGAAGGTTTGCTGTGGTTCACAGTGTCCTTTGACAACGACACCCATTCCTACCAAGTCATGGCACCCATCACATCCATTCAAACAATTACCTATATCTGACATTACACAAACTTTGTGTTGTGTTTCCATAAACCGACCGTTATATTTACAACTACCAACAACTAGTTCCTAGGAGGGACAATGCCAAACGACATCAGCACATCAACAAGTATCCATCCACACACGACAGAAATGTCATTTGAGTTAAACCATATGCCTCAATTTGGCAACACAACTTTTAAGATTAAGTTTAAGGGTTACATCAACGCCGTAGACATTTTTCTTCCAATGACACCGCAAGAACTTATTGCATTGCTTGAACAGCAAGTTGCCGATTTGAAGAGCCTCACTGCAAACAGTGCCCCTACAGAAACTAATACAGATTCTGACGAGCCCACAGAACTCAAGACCTTTGCAGAAAAGTTCAACGCTTCACCAATCGGTTTAGTAGTCAATAACATTCTCAACAAATAAACAACATCTCAACATTACAGGAAGTAGAGAAAATGAAAGACAATACAAAAGATGGATGGACACTCGTAGGAGAATGTGCAGTTGACTCAGGTCAACTCATGGTCTGCGACCCGTGTTACATCAGTTCACATTGGAAGAGCAACGAGTTCACATCCAGCACTGACGAAGATAAGAATGATTTCTCATATGACGGTGCGTGCGTTACAACAATCCGCCACACAGCAGGTCAGTTAGGAAATGATTTTGGTTCTCGCTACCTCGGTGTAGCAACATCCACTGCTGGTGGGGACGGTGTGTTCCCTGTGTATGTGCGTTACGACAACGGTACAGCCATGGAGTTTCGTATTATGCTTGACGGTGCCAAGTTGGACAATCTTGGAGAAATTGTTGACTACAACGAGTGCCCCGACTGCGGTGATGACATGACAGGTTGGTCATGCGAGTGCTTCAAGGATGACGACAAGGATGACGAGTGATGATGAGCGACATTACAAAAACTAAGAAGTTGCAAGTCTTGACCAAGACCGATACATTTATCAACAACCAAGTTCCACAGGAGGAATCATGACAACAGTAAAGTACCCCGAAGCACAAGTGCAACTGGCAGGTGAGGACGGTAATGCGTTCTCAATCCTTGCCCGCACAATGAAGGCATTGCGCAAGGCAGGCGTGCCCAGTGACGAAGTCACTGCATACCACACCGAAGCAACAGCAGACGACTATGGTCACTTGCTCCGCACAACCATGCGCTGGGTCACTTGTGACGCATACGACACAGCAACCGACAACGATTGCCACGACTGTGGCGACACGACCGATATCTACGCCGATGGACTCTGCGAAGACTGCTGGGACGCACAAGAAGAAGACGAAGAGGAGAACTAAGTCATGACTATCACCGACAAACAATTAGATGAAATTACGCAGGGCATCCAAAGCCGTAAGCAAGCAGAGGAAGAGATTGTTCGTGCCATGCTCAAGTACAACCTGACAGAAAGGGAATTACTTCTCGCAATCTTTCAGTCGTCTTACTGGCAGAACCCACTGCGTTTGATTGATTAATATCTCACACCCCCAGTGAGGGAGAAGGGACGGTGCAAACCGTCCCTTTTCTTTGCACCCCATTATGGAAACTGATACAGAATCTCACGAACTGATGTCACACAAAAAGCGATGTCACTAGAAAACCGACATCACAGAAACTTTGCTTTTCATTTTTAGAGATGATGACACGACTAATAGGTAACAACATAAATGTGAGAATCCTCTGACATTTTAGGAGCCAAGGAGGCTTGTAATAGATATGAACAAGAAACAAAAAAAGTATGACCAAGAACTGAGTACCTGTGAGGTTGCTTACAACCCTGAGCGTGATGGCTTCATCTGCTCTTACTGCAAAGATTCATTTACTATCTCGCAGATGGACTGCATCATCGGTGGAGGTCTCGTACCTGTCACGCTTGAAGAGTGTGAGCAGACTTTGCGCTTCCTGCGCAAAGAGACTTGCTTGATGTGCGAGTTGCCAGTGTCCCGTTCGTTTGACTAACTAGAACATTACACAAACTTTCACGGACTCGCCTCCACCTTCGGGTGGGGGCTTTTTCGTTTTGACCATTACAGAAACTTTCATGTTGCATCTTGCGAAAGATTGCCCTATCTTTGTCAGTGGGCAACACCGCCCCGTTTCCACAGGAGGAATCACAGTGTTAGATATTGACACCACACTCAAGTACATGGCGTGCATCGCACAAGGCGTTCGTGCCCACAGTTTCTTTGATGACATGGGCTCACCCCCTAAGACCGAGTACGACTTTGACAGGGCTCAAATGGCTATCAGCATTCTCTGTGCGTTCATTGGTGAAGAACAGCAGAAGGAACTCACCGCAGAACAAGTGCGTGCGTTTCTCGTGTACTGCGGGTTGTCCCAAGAACTTGCACTGCGTGTTGTTGACAACGATAACGAGCCACTTGGTTGCTACTAACCAACCCCCAACTCCCCCAGCAGGAGCCCTCGCCCTTACGGGCGGGGGCTTTTGTCGTTCTCAGGACATAACAGAAACTTTGTACGAATGGATGTTGCATATCTCATCTGACTTCCCCTACAATCGGTCGTGGGGCATTCCCGCCCCGCTCTAACAGGAGGACATCAAATGTCACAAGAAACACTGGAATGGCTCAATCAGAACACTCTGATTGGATTCACTGAACGCCGTGGAAACGCATGGCACTACAAGGCATCTGAGCAGGGCTCGGAGAACAATCACTACATTGGCGCAATCCCCGTTGCCGATGTGTACCGCCGTTTGCTCAACTGGCAGGCAGTAGAGGCACCAGCATTCGTTGGTATCCCAACCGCTGATGGCTTTGACTATGTCCTTCAGAACGACCGCAAGTTCATTGTCCGCTCTGACGATTCCAGCGTGCTGGGCATCTTCAAGGACGGCTATCAGATTCACCAGTACGGCGAATGGCTCATTGATGCAGTCGCCAACATCGTTGATGACAGCAACCTTGCCATCGGTCAGGCTGGGCTCCTGAAGGGTGGAGCAGTCGCTTGGGTCAGCATTGAATTGCCTGAGAACATTGAGACCCCATCGGGCTTCACAGTTCGCCCGCAGTTGCTTGCAACCACCAGCCACAACGGCTCACTTGCCACCACCCACAAGATGACCAACACGGTCGTGGTGTGTGACAACACGCTGTCCTTGGGTCTCGCCGAGAAGACAGGTACATCACGCACCCGTCACAGCAAGCACTCAGGCTTCAAGGTTCAGAATGTCCGTGATGCCATTGGCGTGGTTCACACCATGGCTGACAGCATCATGCTTGAGATTGAGGCTTTGGCTTCTATCTCGGTCAGCGACAAGCAGTTCTTTGACATCGTGAACCGCCTCGTGCCAATCGCTGAGATGGGCTCAACCACCAACTCGGCTCGCACCAAGTTGGGCAACAAGCAGGACGCAATCTTTGACCTGTACAGCAAGAACCCAATGGTCGCTCCATGGAAGGGAACCAAGTTGGGTGTCATTCAGGCATTCAACACCTACGCCCACCACATGAGCGGTACTGACAAGAATCGTGCCCAGCGCAACCTGAGCAACGCAGTCATGGGCAAGACCGATGACGCTGACTCTGAGGTTCTCAAGGCGATTGACCTCGTCCTCACCGCCTAGTCCACAGCGACCCTCCACTGGAGCCCTCACCCTTCGGGGTGGGGGCTTTTCAGTTTCTGTGATGTCCCCAGCAGAACCGATGGTGTTTTTTGATGTCTCCAAAAAACCGATGTCACTAAAAAACCGACCTCGTTTTTTTGAGCCTTTCCCAATGCCCACAAGAGTTTCTGTAATGTCCCCACAATGTCCCCACAGCGTTTCAGACCGTGCTTTCATGCAATCTTTGCATGACTCCTGTGCTGTCCGTGAGGGATTGTTTCATTGCTCGCTGTTGCTGTGATGCTGTGAGCGATTGTTTGATTGTTCTTGGGTTCATTGTGAGTCCGTGAAAGATTGTTTGATTGTTTACGGATTCGCTTAACACACTTGAATCCGTGAAACACAAAACAAATGCACACACATACACACCCGCATACACACGCCCGTGTGCGCACCCGCACCCACGCACGCCTGCGCCCGTGTGCGCACGCACGCCTGCTCGTGAGCGTTCGTACAATCCGCCGTACTCGTCCAGAGCGACCGAGACCGCCACCGACCCGCACCTGCGAACCCGACCGAGACCGCCCCGCTGTGAGTTCGCCTGTTAGGCACACCTAACGCTCGGTGACCTGCACCTGACCGAGCCAGTGACCGAGCCACGGGAGCCCGCAGGATTGCCCCTTCAGAGCCCGTATGGGGGCGATGGAGCCCGAAAAGGTATGAAGGGTGCCTAGGGGGGGTCATCGCCCCCTGTGAGCGTCCTACAGCGTCTGACGGGATTAGGGGTATTTCAGGGTATCCCAAAACACCTGTTTCGTTAGGCTCACCTAACAGACTATTGGTCTAATCGGGAGACCGCCGAGCCCGCTAACCCAGCACCCACACGGAGGCTCCAGCAGAGCCCGCAGGAGCCCGTATGGGGGCGACAACGGTCGGTCGGGTATCACAGTGCCCGCCCCGATTCTGTGCCCCCTACGAGCCTCCCAGCATGGTCTCAGAGGATTGCGCCGCATCAGGGGTGCGCGAACCCTTACGCACCAAGGGTTTGCGGGGTTTGAAAATGATCCCGTGGAGGTTGGTGGGTGTGTTCGTGCGGAGGCTTATGTCATCGCTATGTCATCGCTATGTGAATTGAAACAATCTCCTGCTATCCGACCCGCACAATCGGAGCCCGCAGGACATTACAGAAACTCGGAAATGGAAAGAGCCCCCACCCCGAAGGGCAGGGGCTCCGACCGCTGGGTGGCTAGAGGTCTGCGAGGTAGGAGCGCAGGATTGCCATCGCAAGGTTCTCTTCCGAGACCATGGTGTCCACCTCTTCACCGTCCATGACCGCCTTGGCTTCACGGAACTTGCCTTCCAGCAATCCCCACAGGCGGTCATCAATCGTGCGGGTGCCATCTGCCTTCACGCCGAGAACCACCTGCGAGCAGACATCACGGGTCTGACCCTTGCGCAGGAGCCGAGCCTCAGCCTGAACCACATCCATGGAGTTCCACGGGAGTTCAGCGAAGACGATGTGGCGACCCTCGGTCATGGTGAACCCGACCGAAGCCGAGATGATGTTCGCCACCACGAGGTCGTACTGCTTTGCCTGCCAGCCATCAACCACTGCCTGCTTGGCTTCAGCGGTCATGCCACCGTGGATGGTCGCAACCTTGAGACCAGCCTTGGTGAAGTGCTCCATGATGGCTTCACGGATGTCGGTGTGGGTAGCCAGCACGAGGATGGGCTCGTGGTCGCCTTCCTCGGCAGATTCAATCGTCAACTGGATGTGAGCGATGACCGACTCCAACTTTGCCTTGCCGACCAAACGGCGCAGTTCCTGAACACGGATGAGGGCTTCAGCCTTCATCATGGACTCAGCCTTGGCGTGACCACGGGTGTCAATGAGCCACTGCTCAAGGTCGGTCTCGGCACGCTTGTACTTCTTTGCCCACTCGCCCTGCAACTGACCGTCCCGCAGGATGCGTCCCATGTTCGGCAGGTCTGCGATGACATCAGCCGAGCGCACACGATGAGCCCAGCCAGTGATGTCGTGGAACATCTCGGCGTGCAACTGCTCGGTGTTCGCCTGACCACGGGCACCGTACGAATCCACCGCTGGGGCGAAATGGTCAAGCCAGTCTTTTGCGCTACATGGCTTGCCATCAATCGCATGGCGACCGAAAGTGTTGAGACCCTGCATCAACTGGAAGAGACCAACACGGGTCTTGGTGAATGGGGTGCCACTGAGGAGCCATTTCGGCATCTCGGTACGGCTGGCGCAGAGGTGAGCGAATGCACGACCACGACCTGCACGACCGCTGGAGACACGCTGGCACTCGTCAACGATGAGCGCATCCACGCCACGACCGAAGTCACGGACGAAGTAGTCAGGGATGATGCGGTTGCCGTGGGCATCCTTGGCGTTCTCGTCATCCCATGTGAACTTCTGCTTGCCACCAATGAACCAGCGGTTGTACCCATGGAGCGCACCGTCCGTGACGATGAGAACCTGAGCGGTCGGGAGACCCTCGGACTCGGAACCTTCACGGTCAAGCGGGGCACGCTTGTTGATGATGTCGGTCGTGACCTCAGGAGCCCACTTGGCGAACTCGTTCTTCCAGTTCCATGTCAGCGATGGCGGGCAGACGACCAGCACCTGCTTTGCGCCGAATGCCAGTGCGGACTGAGCGAGCATGATGCCCGTGATGGTCTTGCCAGTGCCCTGCTCGTGAGCGATGAGGAACTGGCGTTGCTGGGTTGCACGCCGAACCACTTCCACCTGATGTGGCATGAGGTCGGGGTGGAACACGGGTTCCATGTGTGCCATGGATTCCCATGACTGGTACGGGGTTGATGCTTTCATGATGACCCTCCTGTGAGTCGTTTTCGGCTTGTCAGTGCGACTCGCCGAAGGCGAGTCTAGGCACGCCCACAACCCAAACACAACACCACATATGGCATTACAGAAACTTTTTTGGCTGGAGCCCGCAAACCCTTACGCCCCAAGGCTCCGAGCCCTGTCGGAGAACGGAATCTGCGCAAGCCGAGAACATGACCCTTCACTACCAAGGGAATCACCTGAGAGGACACTAGGAGAGCCATAGAGGGCGATAGATAGCAGTTGGGTATCAGAGTGCCATATCCGATGTCGTGCCCCCTACGGGGCGTACACAGCGTCTGACAGGGTCGGTGCGGCAACGATGTCGGGAAACCCTTGCGGTGTATGGCTCGTAGCAATGCTGGCAGGGGCGTGGATGGCGTAGGTGCTGGGGTGGTACCGCCACATCCCCCCAATCACAACCTGTAGCCCCAAAATTAGGCTGACCTAACACGCCCCATCTACTACTCCGTGATTCTGTTCTATCCCTTGCACTGCATGGCTTTGCGGGACATTACACGAACTTTCGCACGCCCTGAGAGGGCACAGAAATGCACCTGCGCCCACTGACAGCCCAAAGCACCCATCGCCCCCCATACGCCCGTACAGCGTGTCTGATGGAGAGAGCAGGTCATGGGGAGAAAAGCAACCTCTGCGTGCAGATTCTTTGGTGTGAAGAATGTCACAGGGGTGGGGAGGTTGTGGTTTGCTCAGGATGGCGGTATAGGCGACCCCCCCATGGTTAAGTTGCGCAAAAAAACGGAGGGGGGTGCAGCACCCACTCCTCAGTGCCATGCAAAATGGCGTAATAGCCCTATTCTATAAAATAATTCTCAACGGGTTCACAGAAAATCGCTCCAAATAGCCCTATACTAGGTAAATGAGCCTTTCCAACCATCAATTCGGTGACCTGATACCAAAGTTGGAACAAAGACATGGAGATGATTTCCATGACTCAGTGACCGCATTTGCCCTAGGAACGCCTAGTGACCCCATGGCGGAGTCCTCCTCATCCTACGACCTACCTATCAGCCGTGCAAGAGTCCCTCTGAGTGCCCTACCAGACCATGGAACTAGTAGTGCTGCCCGTATCGGTCGTGCGCAAGAGGGATATCGGACCTCCCCATCCTCAGTGCCCCCTATTCTCCTAGTACAGAGAGCAGGAGGGTATGACATTGCTGATGGTCACCATCGTGTACAAGCCGCTAGGAACCTCGGTAGAGAGCATATCCCTGCTTGGGTGGTGCACAGCCCTCTAAAAGAGCCTCACCCTGGCTTTGACGACTGACCTATACTAGATAAATGGAAGAAATAACAGACCCCTCCTTTAAACAAACCACCTGTGATGGGTGTGGTCTACCCATCCGTTCGGCATCATTTGACCTTGTATCGGACATGATTCGGTATGAGAACCCTACATCAGGTGGTCTTGTTTCGTCAATGGCTCATGGACTACCTAAACCCGTCAAGCGTCAGGTAAACGAATGGTTGCATGATGACCCTCGTGCCTCCAATGACCACCGCCCATACCCTGCTGCCTATGGTGAACGCCATACGCATGACTCTGACTATGAACGACAAGAACGAGAATGGCGTATGTCTGAGATGGAAAAGCGTTCACACCTAGGCGAGCAGTTCCAGTAAACTAGGTATATGCCTGAACTGAATGCCAACATCCCACCGATTAGTTGTTTTGTAAGAGGTAACTTCCTTACCAACCAAAAGAATGGTCACGACCTCAAGTTCCCAGTCATTGTCTTTGGTGTTGCTTCTATCACTGACAGGGCACCAGTGTTTCATTTCCTCATGGAAGATGGCGGAATTTGGTGGAGAGCCCCTATCAATGCCTTCTGCATGGACGAAGACAGCCCTGTTGTAGAAATCTACGACCTTGTTATGTGGAATTGTTTCTCTCCATACATCACTGTCACTACTTTTGAGCATATGCGTGGACGTTCTATGTCATATATTGACCGTCACAAGAAAAATGTGGACGGAAAGTACATGTTTACCCTTGACTGGCACCATCCAGACAACAACATTGCAGATACAAACTACTCAATTGACTCTGCCAACCACAAATGTGGTCATGTCATCCTACGAGAAGACGGAAACTTTGCTATTCAGCCCAATAACCGTGTGCATCTCTGGGACCCATCGCATACGACCAAGAAAGGTGTCCATTTGATTGACCGTGAGGTCAGTGACATCGTCTGGGGTGTGGAAGACGGTAGCAAATGGCTCACATCTGATGATTCTAGTTACAACTATGACGTAAAAATAGTTGACAAGTCATAGTAAACTAGATATATGAGTCGTCCCGATGGTCCACAGTTCCGTAAAGTAGGTAATCATAAGATGTACCGACATGGTACAGGTAATTGGGAGACTGTGGACAACTATCATTTCCAGCAAGGGAGTCCTCCCACTAACCTATGGAATGTCCATGACCTACGAGACCCTGATGCATGGGAGCCAGTGTTTGAAACACAGCACGGTAGTCTAAAAAGTGCTCATTCTGAGTTTAGAAGGTACCATCCTGAGCGTGATGCGGGCGACAAACCGCTACTTGAGCACTAATGCCAGTACCTGAAGGACAACAGTTCATCACGCTATACCGTGGATTGCAGGGAGTAC